AAGGTACTGTTGGTAGGTCGTGTCCTTTTGTAAGATTAGCAATAGTAATCTTCTTAGAAGTACCACCATCGTTAATTAATACTTCTTCTGAGCCACTTGGGCTTGTCTTTGCGGTTAATGAGGATACTTTTGTAGTTGCCATCTGTTACTCCGTTATAATGTATGCGTATGGTGTGTGTTCTGTTAAGATATAAGAACCATTCTCTGCTAAAATTTCCTGTGCAGTTGTGAATACAGGGTCTGTGAATCTTTCTTCTTGTCTTCTATTAGCTAATATAGTTAATAATTTCTTTTTCTTCCAGTGTAGTCTAGCTACTTTAGGAAATTTTTTAACAAGTCTAGACATCTTTGCTTTACCCATTATAATCTATCCTCCATCTGTTTCCTACCTATCTGTTGCCTTTGTTTAAGACCAGCTAGTTTAGATTGAATATGCTCTACTAGTGGGCCTATATTAGAAAAGTCTGGTCTACTATGTAGTTTACTTGTCTTCTGTTTCCCTCTTTGAATCTCTACCTTCTGTGTATGTACTTCTCTCTTTACATCAGCAGGAGTAGACATTAGTCCTTTAGGTTCCGGGAGATTAGTTGTGAGGGGTACATTACCTTTCTCATTAGTCTTAGACTTTAATTCCTTACCTGTCTCTACTGTAGGATTGGAATAAGATTTCTCTGTTACTGGGTCTAAATCATCTGTTGGGTCTAGTAAATCTTCCAACATATTATCTAGGCTATCTATTTCTTCTTCTAAACCACTCTCTTCCTGAGCAAACTCAAGACTATTCTCTTCAAGAAAAGCCTCTATGTCCTCAGGTGAGGCCCCTGGGTTCTCTAATCTATAGGCCTTCTCTATCATCTGATTATAGAGTTGAGCTATCTTCTCTTTAATCTTTTCAAGTTCTAAGCTTAAAGAACTATCTTCAAATAAGTCTTGTATTAGCATAATCTATTATAATTAGTTAAACAAAACCCCCTCAGGTTTTAAGTGAAGGGGTAGAGTTTAACTAACTACTATCTGTCAGTTACAAACGCAAAGCCAGAAGTATTACGTAATTCACCCACACCATATATAGTATCAGAAGTAAACAAGTCACCTAAGTGCTCTTGCTTATACTGAGTCTGTGAACGTACACCCATCTGCTCAGCTAACGTTAACGCATCTTTGTGTAGCAATAGGCCGATATCGTGAACAGTAGTTCCTAACGAAGTAGTAGTTCCCATATTGTTTGTGATGTAAACATCTACACCATAAATCATACCAACTTTACCAGTCTTGATTGCATCACCTGAACCAATATAAGCTTGCTCAGTGAAACGAGAAAGGCCTAATAGGTCAGTGTACTGACGTGGAGTTAAAACAAAAGCACGACCATCTTGTGGTACGTCAGCTAAGTCTAACTTTTCAATCATACCACGGATAGCTGCATCACCACCAGAAGCTAGAGAGATTGCATTACCAGCACTTGTTGAAGCAGTACGGTCCCAATCAGCTAGAACACCAGCCGTTGAAAACACCTGTGCCTTATTCCAACCAGCAGTACCAGTAGTACCATTACCACTATTCAAGTTAGCTGCCGCATTAAACAAGTCCGTGTCTACTTGAGTAGCTAGTGCATAACCAGCATCATCAGTATAGAACTTACGTAATGAAGATAGACCTTGTACTTCTACGATGTCTTCAATCAACACTGAGTATTCATAGTGCTTATCAATAGATACAGAAGTTACACCGTGTGTATCATCTTGAATCTTAACTTGTGTATTAACTGCTTTAGAAGTAGCTGATCCACGTACTGGAGTAGGAATGTGAATGTTATCACCTTTCTTACCCTTATGATTAATAGTAGTTACTAGATTAGCAATTACTAGATTCTTTTTGTAGCCTGCGATTACTTCATCAGACCATAGTTCAGGTACGAACGTTGCCGCTACACCTGAGCCTCCCTTTGCTGTTTGGTTATTTGTTCCAATTACACCTGTTGCCATTTTACTTTCCTCTTATTATTATTATTTTACCCGCCCTTCAGCATATGCAGCCAGTATTTCATCTGCCAGTGAATCATATCGTCTAGGGTCGGTTTGTTTTAAACGTATTAAATCAGCCCTACGGTAGATTTTTTTACCTGCTGTGGATTCACCTGAAGCTCGTGATACTCCTTTACCTGTCTTCAAAGCTTCCTTCCTATTAGACTCTTGTTCCGCATTAACCTCTTGTGTCTTGGAAATCATTTGACGTTCTTTCCAATTCGTAATTAGTTCATCTGCGGCATCAAAGTTATATTGGTCTGCCTCTTGATACAAGCGTTGTCGTATCTTACTTCCGTTTATCCACTCCTGAAATCCTCCATCACTAATGATTTTTTGGAAGTCAGGATGTGTTTTCTCGAGTTGCTGTGCAGTCATATTAGCTTGTTGCTGTTGTGTCTGTGCAGTAAACTCTTTGAACTTCGGATGATTCTCTATAATTTTCCTTACCGAATCCTCGGGGTTATCATAGAAGTCCATCTCTGGTTCTGTGCTGGTAGTATCTGTTGTTGGTTGGCTTAACTGTTGTTGTAGATATGTATCAGTTAATTTACGTAACTCTCCAATTTCCTGTCCCTTACGTCCTAATTCTTTCTCTAGGTTTTCGTAAGCATCAGCTATATCAGCTGCGGACTTTCCTTGGAATTTAGATGGAAGTTCTGGTTCTTCTGAAACCGCTTCTATCTCTTCTACTGGTTCAACGGTATTATCTAACGTATCTTCCAGTGTTACTTCGTTTACTTCTTCTTGTTCTACGACCTCAGGGTCAACTACTCTGCTACTCATATTGCTTTCTCCGTCTTATAATAAGATTGTGGATTTATAAAATGTTGGGGCTAGTCTATTCGTCTAGATTGTCCAACGCTAGTTTGGTGCTTTCTTCCATATTAACAAACATATTTAGGAAAGACACCTGTCCTTTACGTAAGTGTAAAGTGTTTAGGTCCTCGATATCATAGATTTTCTCTAACGATTCTGCTAGTTGTGAGAACTCTTCAGTGAGTCCTCGCCAGCCATCGTGTTGAAATAAATCTAAACGTTTCTCGAGTAATTCTTTATCCGTCACGCTACTCTTGCCTTAGCTAAGTTAAGTAGTGTTTCCGATTGTAGGTGTTCAACTTCAGGAATATTTCTCATAGTCTCTGAACGTGTGTGCTCAAGCTTAGCCATCTTCTCAGCTAACTCTAACTGTTTCTTAGCTAGTGCTTCTTGAGATACTTTATCACCTGCATCTACTTGTAATTTCTGTGTCTGTGCATATACCTTACCAATCTCTGCCTCTAACTCTGCATTCTCCAACATAGCTTTTTGCATCTCTATTTGTTTTGCTTGTTGTTCTTGAGGATTTGGTTGTAACATCTGTTGTACTGCTGCGACTAATTCGTTTCTATTATTAAGAGAACTGTTCTCAAAGATACTAGTTAGGATAACACCAAAGGCCGGTGAGCTCTGAGGGACCATACTCAACATCTGAATCATCTGAGTAGTCTCTAATTCCTTAGCCATAATACCTAATGAACTGTAAGGAATAAACTTATAGTCTACTACTGGGTATCTTTGTGGGTCGAATTGGATTCTTCTCCACACTACTTTGTTAATCATAGGAACCAAGAAACTATCTTGGAAGTTCATCAGTGTCCTCTTCTGGCGTTTAATTGATGCCGCCTGTAACATACTCATTCCTGAGGCGGTAGAGTTTCGAGGGTTGGACATATTGCTATTGGCAGTATCCATAGCACCTGTGCCCATCTGTACCATTCGTTCTAGCTCTGCGGATTCTGTGAAGGTAGAGTTGGCTAGGCTACCGAAGTTCAACGGCATCAAAACGGATTTAGGGTCTCCATTAGTAAGAATAGTCTTACCTGGTCTGATGTCAAACTTAGTACCTCTCGGTAATCTAGTGGCATCTAACCCCATCATAGGATGTGTAGTTAACGCAAGAGTATCAATACGAGCTCTTAGCTCTGCATCAAGGGCCTTTTGTGGGTTATAACCTTTCTCTGTGACACCTCTACCCCAGAACTTACCTGGTACTCTGTCGTGTTGATATGATACAAAAGGTCTGTCCTTCATCATATATGGATTCTCTGCTGCTCTTAGAACAGCTGAATCGTTAGCAATAGTGACTACTGCTTCTACTAACTCATCGTCTTCGTAATCAAACTCTTCAGATTCGCTTGCACTTTTCTTAAGAAACTTCTTAGGGACGAGACCCCAATACTCAACGATTTTAACTTTATCATCCTCATTAGTAGAGGCAGAACTTTCATCATCGAACCCAAAGTCCGCTTTGTCATAACTACCAATTGGTTTGTCTTCATATACTCCATCCTTAATTCCTTGTGTAATTTGATACCTAGGTTTAATTACAATATGTGCAACACCTAAGGCCTCGTTGATATCAGTAGCAGTAGGGTCAATAACAAACTCTCTTGGTGATACTGGCTCTAATTTAACACTAATATATGGTACTTCAGTTGTGCTTCTAGAGGTTGTTAGTGTACCAGGTACTTGTTGTTCACTAGGTACTACCTCAATATCCTCAGATATAATTAATTTACCAATACCTGTACCGTAGATAGCTGCATTAAGTAAACATTCAGCAATAGCTGGCTTTGTCTTGTCCTTTTCTAAGTCTTCGTGTAGTAACTTACGTATATATTCTACATCTGAACTATCCTGGTCCAACATATCATCTTGGATATCAAACCATCTCTCTCTCCCAAACGTAGCTTCCTCTAACTCTGCAACAGTTGCCTCAATAGCCTGTTGGGTAGCAGGGGAAATAAGACGAGACTTCTCTGATTGACGTGTCTTGTCTTCTTCTGACCAAACACCACGCCATATACGGTAGTATTCATCCCAGTTCTTAGCATAATTAGAGTCTCTGTGTTCTTCCCAGTTCTCTACTCTACCTAACACCCACTGTCTAAGTGGAGTCATAGGGTCGTTGTAACTTAAGCTATCTTTAATCATTAATATCCTGCTATTGCATCCATAGGTTCCCACTCATCTAACTCAATACTTGTTGCATAGTCCGCAACACTTACTTGGTCTATATATGCCAACGAATCAATCAAGTCATCGTGGCTAAGTGGAGAAGGAAAGTCCATTAGTTGTGAAATAAAGGGACCATTCCAATCTGCCTTCCTTAATTTAATCTTACCGTGCTCTAATCTACCTTGTAGGGACCACGTAATTCTATCAATCTTTCTTTTACCACCGTGAGTAACATCAGTTATGTTAACCCACCTGCTCTTGCTTCTCATCTCGTCTTCTAAGTAAGGCATAATGGCATTCTTTAATGCACCTGATTCAATACCTACTGATGCTGCCTCACAATCTACTGCGGCATTAAGGATTCTTGTGGCAGTTTCTTTAATACCCCACCTACCGTGGTAAATATCCTTAACTAACCACTCATCACCTACAATCTTTACTACTGATATTGCAGTTTCATCAAGCTTACTTGACTTTAAACCTCTTTCCTTACTGGCTGCTTCAAACCCTGCCGGGTCTACTGAGACCACGTAGTGTCCTATTGTACCTTCTTTAAAGTCCTTCTCGTCCTCTACGTACTTTATCCACTCTTCCTTGAAAATACCTCCACTGAAGCTTTCAAAGGTGGCCTCGAACTCTTGTCTAAAGGCCTGTGTGGACATACTACTCTTAGCGGTCTCTATTTCTTTAGGGTCCAGTAGGGGATTATCTACTGAGTTAAACTGGAATGCCTCCCACTCTCCCTTTTTGTCCTTTATGGCATCTACATATAACTTATAGAAGTGATTCTTACCAGCAGGTGTACCAATAAATAAAGCACCACCTTTAACATCAGCCAGTGTAGGTCGAATAATCATCTCCCATACTTCTGGTTTCATACTGGCGTACTCATCTAAAACTACATACTCTAGACCTACTCCTCGAAGTGTATCTGGTCTATCAGAGCCTTTAAGATAAATCTTTCTATCGTTTATTAATGTTAATACAGCTGTGTTCTCGTGGGCTGCTTTAATAACATCAGCCCCTAGTTCCTTCAACATCCCCCACATAATATCTTTAGCTTGTTGGAATGTAGGGCCTATGTAAAACACATCCTTACTGGTTGACTGTAGGGCCTTAATTAATAACACCCAAGCAGCTAACCTTGATTTACCAAATCTTCTTCCTGCCGCAACTACTTTAAATCTAGCATCACTTGTAAAGATTTCCATCTGGGCCGGGTGGAGTTTAACCTTTATGTCAGCCATTACTGACTACCTCTGCCTCAAATATCTCTTGTTCTTTCTTTTCTTTCTTCTCTATTGCCTTTACTGACTCAACAATAATATTAATACCTAAGTCTTGATGTTGATGTTTAATCTCTACTGCTTTATGTGCAGGTACAATTCTATCCATACACATCTTAAGGCAGTGTCTGTCCCCTTCCAGGGCCATCTCTATTACCTTCTCTACTATCTCAGGTCCTTTAGCGGATAATAATTCTCTACTAAGAGCTGTGTATTTGTTTACTGAACCTTTAGGTCTCCCTGCTGGGTTTAGTGGTGGAGCCCCTTTTTTCATTAAGGGATTACCTTTATTATTTCTTCTTCCGTCTGCCATTCCTTTGTCCTAAATAGGGAGGTGTTATAAAAACTATTAGCTTATACCTTTATTATACCATACTTTTCCTATAATAGCAAACTCTCTTCCCTTTCCAATATTAAATCTGTTACTTAAATAGAAGCCAAGTGGGAAATTATGACTCCTTTTATGGCCTTTTATGGTCATAAGTGGGACTTTGTGACCACTTAGGTTCAGGTAGGGTCCAGGTGGAATTAGCTTCTGATGTGCTATTGAGTCACCACACGTGTGTGTGTTGCGATAATGGGCCCCTCCCCGTGCCTCTGGTGGCTAAAAAAGGCCAGTGGTTCTACCAGTGGCTCCACGTGGCTAAAAGGGGCCAGCAGTGGCCAGTGTGGCCATAGGAATAACACAGGGCCAGTGAGTGTGTGTGGACAGGTGTGGATAATTATGGAGATAAGTGACAGTGAGTGTGGTTAATAGACCCACATAATGGCCCGCGTGTGTCCCATTAATAGCCAGTAAAGCCATACACAGCATAGTGTGTAGAGTATGTATAAATTAATTCATAATAAACCCACCTATTTAAAATAATGTGTGTATAATTATCACCATACACCAGCACAAAGGCTGTGTGTAGTATTTTAACAACAAAGGAGTAGTAAATATGAGACAGATAGCAAAGGCACAGACAGTGATTAAACAGTTAAATAAAAGGTTTAAAGGATTAAAGGCCGTGGACGGTTCGGAGTGGACAGGTAACGTTGAGGATAATGATTATATATGGCTAAAAGGTATGTATGAACAAGAAGAGACAGTACACAGCCCGTGGGGATCAATTGAGTGTATGGAACCTTCACCTATGAATGAATTTTTACAGGCCAGAGGCTGGTATATGGAGCCGTATGACAGTATGACAGTGATGGCCTATAAAATATAACAAGGAGAAAATAATATGTTAATCAATAACTTAACACAGAATATTAAAACAATTAAACAGGCCACTGCGATAGTGGCTGGCTTAACCAGTACCAGTAAAATGCCTTCTAGTAGTTATTCAATACCTGCCAGTGCCTGTAATAAAGGCCAGCAGTTGAGAAAAATAAAAGGTAGTGTGTGTAGCACCTGTTATGCCTTAAAGGGCAATTACGTGAGATATCCTAAAATAGTAGAAGTACAATATAAAAGGCTGGACAGTATTAACAATCCGGACTGGGTTAATGCTATGGTATATCTTATTAATAATAAAAAGGATATTGTAGAGGCCGGTGTATTCAGATGGCACGATAGTGGAGACATACAGGACCTTAAACACTTTGAAAAGATTTTAGAGGTGGTTAAGGCCACACCACAGACTAGACACTGGTTACCCACTAAAGAGTCTAAATTAATAAAGCAGTACAAGGGCCATATACCAGCTAATTTAGTCATACGGTTATCAGGGGCTATGATTGATGGTAAACCCCCTATATACTCAAATACGAGCACTGTAACCACTAATACAGAAGTGGCCACCTGTAGAAGTTTTGAGACACAGGGCCAGTGTGGAGACTGTAGAGACTGCTGGAACAAAGATATTAAAAATATATCTTATCTGTCTCATTAAATAGTATATAATACAATTATTAAAACAACAAAGGAGCGGTACAATATGGAATTATTTACAAATAAACAGCTGGATTTATTAAAAACACAGCACAGGGCGATGTATAAAATTGCAAAGGCAGTAGAAAAAGAGACGAACGTTCCCGATTTTGCAACGGACACACTGGATTTGCTTATAAAATTAATAGAAGAGAACCAGCTTAGAGAATATAAAATAATTAAAACACTATCACAGGAGAAAAAATAATGTTTATTTATAAAACGGTATTTATAGAAACACAGAGCTTAAATAAAACAAAAAACCAGTTGGACGATAACGATGTGATTTATAGCTATAGAGATATTGAGTCAGGTGATGAGGTAGAAGTGGAGACATCAGAGGATAATATAAATATTTTAAAAAAGCTTGATATAATAACACAAGAAGAGTATAATCAATTATTGAGCGACGCAGTTGACTATATTTATTTATACTAAAAGGAGAAAATAAGATGGGTAATAGAGCGGTATTATGTCTGAGGGACAATAAAAAACAAAGATTCAGTAAGAATGCAGTGGGTATTTATGTACACTGGAATGGTGGAGAGGAATCTGTAGAGGGTTTCTTAAAAGCTACAAGAGAAATTATGGGGGATAGATTAGGCGATGTGTCTTATTCTAAAGCCCGTTTAATTCAGTATATAGGCAACTTCTTTGATGGTAATTTATCTACTGGTGTAGGTTTATGCGGTGAATTGGATTGCGATAATTGGGAC